CCGGTGGTGGTTATTTAATGAATCCATTTGGTAGATAAAATATATACTTTATGAAGTATTTAAAGAGATTTAACGAATCTAATGAGTCTGAATTTAAAAAGATAAAATATCTAACTGATGCTTATTATAAGTATAACTGTTTAACATATGAATATGCTGCCAATTATTTATCATCAAGTATTATATTTCTAAATACATTTTTAAGAAAATTTGGGATTGATATACATATAGATGACGAAAATTTAGATGAAACAATAAATTCAATTGATATAGATAATAAAATCAAAATAATAGATAAGTATTATAATGATTTTAAGAAATTAGAATCCAAATATATTTTACCACCAGTTAAAGATATTAAAAACCTTCTACAACCAATTCAAGACTTATTCTCAAATGATTTAAAAATAGAGAAACTATATAATAATCAATATGGATTTTATTATTTCACTGAGTTGGTTATAGATGATAATGATAGTTTGGTAAAAACAATCTATGAGGATTTAAAACACATAAGTTATGCACTTAATGATAAATATGAATTAGTACATAAAGAAAAATCTGAAGTTATAAATAACATAACTACAATCTATATTTCTATTATAAAAAAAGATAAAAAATGATGTTATTTAGGAAATATACTAACACAGAAATCTGTCATATGTGCATTTTCTTCAATATCATCATGTATATCAAATCCTTGTGATGTTAGCCTTTTTAACCCATGTTTAAAATCATCCACCAAATCATTATATACTTCTTTTGATATTTTATCAGCATCTATTGATAACATTACAACCACTTTAAATATTTGGTTGGTATTACTTCTAAGTTTATTTCCTCCCCAAACTTCGTATTTATCATCGTAAAACCCATAACTCACATCTAAAGCAAATCCAAAGTCAACCAATTCACCAAACATATATTGAAACTCTGATGATTTTGGCATTTTATCTAATGCCGAATAAATATAATTAAACATTGTATTTAGATATGTGAATTGTTTTTTGATTTGTGATATTCTGGTATCAACACCTTAATATATTTACCTGGGTAATTAATACTATCAATTATAAGTGGCGCATATTCATATAATGGTATTTGTTTATCATTATATGAATATGACTTATTTGGAATAAAGAAAAACTCACATTTGATTGTGCCATCTTTACTCGTTTCGTATCCTGTTTTAGAAACTAAAGCCAAACCAAATTTAACAACTAATCTATATTGTCCAGACTCTATACTTTTATAGAATATAGTATCTCCTGTTCTTGGATCAGTACCCTCTTTAAATACACCTTTTAAAAATTCTAAGTCTTTCATACTTTAAGCAAATGAACAAATATTTTAATATAAGGATGACTCATAAATTCATCCGCTTCAATTTGATAAAATGGGTTTATATTAGTGAATGATTTTAATCTATTAATTCCTTGTTCAACCTCAGCTTCTGACTCTTCATAAAATTCAATATCTCTATCAGTTTTATCTTCATCGAACTCATCTGAATTATCACCAGGATCTTCACTGTAATAAAACTCAATTAATACTTTAAAAAATTTATAATCATTATCTTCATATAATTTATAATCACTTGTTGATTCCTCATCATCAAAAAACCCAAATGTTATTGTCATATCATATCTATTTAAGTCAAATAACTCACCGAATATATATTGATATTCTGATTTTTTCGGGAAGTCTTTTAAGTTCTCATAAGCCTTTAATATATTATCAACCGAACTATGTAAATAGTTAAGTAGTTTATCTTTATAATCTTTAGCTTCTAAATCACCTCTTGTTATTGCTGGTGTAAAATGTGATATAATATTATCTACTTTTACTAAATCGTTTTTACTATTCATTGAATTATAAATACTTATAGAAAAAATATCATTAGAATCAATTATAATATCACAACCTTTATATTCCTTTGAAATACTAGTGCCAATTTTGGTAAACCCATTCTCTAACAAAATATGCTTTGTTATATCAATTAATCTACCCATTATACAACATATTGTTTTATTAACATCTTCCAAACTGGTTGATATTCACCACCAACAACTACAGTATCCTCATTATCAGAATTACATCTAATATTAATTGAGTGTATTAGAGTTCTTATATTTAATCCATCGGGATATTTCTTAGTACTTAATAAATTCAACAAATAATCAAATGCCTCCATTCGTTTAAATAATGGCATTTCTGGTAAAATTTTCTGAACTATTTTTGACATTCTATCCGTTAATTCATCTTTTGTAAGTGCAACTGGTATATGTATAGTTCTTGTTAAGAATTTAGGATCAAATTGATCTTTGCTTCTATTTGATATAAATATAATTCTTCCAGAGAATACAAATTTATTTGGTAATTTACCAGTACTTTCATATCTCTCTTGTATTTCTGCATCGTCCATACCAATTGAGTTAAAATATGTTTTCTTCATATTAGATATAACTCTTCTTTTATATGTATCAAGAGCCGCAGCCAAAAAATTAATACCATCCTTATCATCAAATACCGCATCACAATCATCAAAAACCAGTAGTCTGTTTCTATTTATAAATAATGATTCATATAAACCAGGTCCAGATATATCACCAGACATTCTAATGTAATCAACATCTTCTTTTAATCCCATCTCTGCTAATGTATCAGTTACATCATGTGTTTTACCAACACCAGATTGACCTGTAATTAATAAAGAATTTGAATGTCCTCTAGCAACTTGTTTTGTACTATATGATATAGCATCAAATACATCCATCTTAGGATCTAATTTCACTATTTGTGATGCTTGCTCTGAACTATTAGTTGTAGTTGTTTCATTTTCTGATATTTCAACTTCGAGTCTAGCAATTATATCTCTGTATTCTGATTTCTTTTCTTCGCTTCTAGCCCTTGATAATTTCTTTTTATAATCTTCTAATTCATCTTTTTTGTTTTCATTGATGACTTTTGGATTTAATATAAACTCAACAACATCATCTATTACTTGCATTATAGAATTACCATTTAAATTAAGTGTATAATCCGGTTTTTTATCAAATTTGAATGATTGCCATAAATCAATCGAGTGTATTTCATCTCTGTCACCTTTAATCCAATTTAATCTAATAGCTAAGTCTGTAAATGTTATATATAACTTACCATCCAACTCAATAGTTTCTTTTTTAACATGAAACATTTCATAGTAACCATACCATTTCAGTTTGGTTTTATTTTCAATATATGATACAATTTTTTTAAGAGCGATATCCTTATATCGAGATTGGAATGCTTCTAAAAATATGTTATACTTCTTAATCATTATTTACTTGCTTTGGTTTTCTTTACTTCTAGATTTGATTTAATAGGATTTAATACAATAGTTACATTTAAATCCAATTCAAGTTGATCTTTAACATTCATTTCATGGTTTATATTTTTATATAACTCATCTTTTATTAAATTCAATTCAATAGTATTTAACTTTCTTACATTGAAGTTTGGTTTTACTTCTTTAAGTTTATTCAACTTTAGATATGATATAAGCTCATCATCAGACTTTAATAACTCACCACAATCATATACTTTAACACCATCACTTACTAACAAATACACTTTGTATTTCTTTTTATTTGATTTAGTTATCTCCGATGGGTCTGTAGTTATAGCAAATACCGCATTTTTTCTTGCAGTACTATCAGATTTATTTGATGATAAAGAACCATCATCTTTTTTTACAACAGGTTTCTTTGTTGGTTTATAAGCTGGTGGAATTACACCAACAGTTTTCTTAGCTTCTTTATTCTTTCCAAATAATTGGTCAAAGAACCCTTCATATGTTTTTATATTTTTCATAGGTTATTATATATTTTACAAAGCTCTCTAATAATAGATACCACTTCATCAATTTTTATTGTATAATTATCATCTTGGATTCTTATTTGAGATCCTCTTTCTGGTGAGTGCAATAATAAAACAATTCTATTATTTATTTCTAATGCAACAACATATTCATCTTCCATATCAGAACCCTTATGTATAGTAACATTAGAGAACATTTTTTGTAGGTCTTTTTCTGTTATAATAGTAGTAGTGAATAAATTAAATATATCAAATGAGTTTCGTATTAAATCCTTATACTTACTAAATAATTTATTATAAACATCATCTGTTAATGTTTCCTTAATTGTATTAGCTATACTTTCAGTATCTTTTTCTAAATTTCTACAAATATTCATAATAGCAGATGCCTCAACCATCATATCCTCATCAAATGGTATTTCTTTAACACTTGATAAACTCTCATTAAATTTGTTATAGCTTTTAATATGTTTCATACTATATATATTAAAAATAAAAAACCCAATCTATAAGATTGGGTTAATAAACTCACTATATTTTGACATTACTGAATCACTGGATATATGACCATAACTGACTCTTTTAGTAGTTCTGGACCAATTATAAAAAACTGCCCGCCTTCTAAATACATTTCATATCCCGGTTCGTTATAAAAATTTTTAGCCCTATCCATCAATGATAGATAGTCTTGTTCAGTGCCATTCATTATTTCCCCTTTAAAAACTCCTAATTTGTTTATAACTTCGATATAAAATTGCATTCTTGTTTCTTATTTTTATTCAGTAATTCAGTAATGAGAATTATTTTTTAGACTCATTCTCTATATCTTTTAGAGAATCTTGAACTAATGTTGACATACTACTTTGTACAGATGCTCTATACATTTTGGATGATTTGGATAAAACAGCATATGTTTGTGACATACCACCAGTGTCAGCTGAAAAGTTCATTGAGTTACTAGCTGAGATATTAATAGCACCAGCCGCTTTCATAGCATCTTGGTTTGCTGCTAAGAATATGAATTCCCAGCCATTGTTCTTACAATCTTCAATCATATTAAAGATTGCTTCTTTTGTATATTGAGTAGAACGATTTTCCTCACCATCAGTTAAGATAGCACATAATACTCTATCTTCTGCTTTTTTTCTTTTTGAAATTGTTTCGATTGTCATACCAATAGCATCATATAATGCTGTCATGGAAGATGGTCTATATTCCTGCTCAGTTAAAGTATTAACTTCATTTAAAGGAATATTTTCATACACTTTTTGGTAGTGTGAGTCGAATAAAACTAAAGACATTGTCGTATCATCAACAACTTCTTTTTGTTCTGTAATGAATTGGTTAAATCCACCAATTGCATCTGTTTTTATGCTTTGCATAGAACCAGATTTGTCTAGTATAAATACGATTTCAGTCATTATTGATTATTATATTTGTTTATTAGTTCTACTAAATCATTTTTTTGAATTAGTCCAACTTTCTTTTCTAAAAGTGTTCCACCTTTAATGAATAAAGTTGTAGGTACAGATTTAATCTCATATTTAGATAAGATGTCTCTATTTTCTTGACCATTTAGTTTACCCATTGTAATTCCATTTGTCTCACTTGATACTGTCTCGAAAATCGGACCGTACATTTTACAAGGACCACAAGTAGGTGACCAAACATCAATAACTAATAAAGATTCTTCATTTAGATATTGATTAAAATTGTCTTGATTAATTTCAATTGCCATTGTTTATTATTATTTTTCAGTTATATCTTTAAAAGATATTTTGTTGTTAGTCATTACATTGTAATACTAAATCTAATTTATTCATAATTTTAAAAATTTAATTTCATTTATTTTTAAGTCACCAATCATTGGTTTTATTGTATCAATAACCTCTCCCTCAAATAAATCATATGTATCTAACATATGTTTATCAAAGTAAAACATATTTCTACCAATATATCCAATAAAGTCATTTTCTTTTTGACTGTGAATTGCTATACAATCATTTCCTATGCCTAATATCTTAGCATCCATTAGAAGTCAAATTCATTTAAGTCCATTGAATCTAAGTCATTATTGAATGACCCAGATAAATAACTCTCAATTTCAGATTCTTGTGGAGCAACTTGTACTTGCATATTCTTATCACCAGTCCAGTTATTAATCCAGTTAATAGGATTTTCAGTTTTCTCAAATACTGGAGTTAATCCAATAATTTTCATACGACTATTAGTTAACCATTTCATGTATTTAATTAATATGTCAGCATTTAAACCAAGCATTGAACCATCTTTAAATAAATACTTAGCCCATTCAATTTCTTCATTAGTAGCATCTTCATACATTTTAATAACAACTGGTTCTAATTCCTTTGCTATTTGAGTAAATCCTTCACCTTCATTAGTTTTTAATGTTTTTAGAATAAATTGAGTAAATCCTAAGTGTAAATTTTCATCTCTATTAATTAAAGATATAATCTTAGCATTTCCCTCCATTTTTTTATTCTCCGCAAAACAGTATGAACAAGCGAATGATACATAGAATCTAATACCCTCTAAAATGTTAATAGAGACTAATGTAAGATATAACTTACGTTTTCTATCTTCTTCATTGTCATCACTATATGAGTTAATTAAATCATCATAATAATGAGTTACAGATGTAGCACGTTTAATAATTTCTTCATCTTTTAATATGTTATCGAAAATCTCTCCTGGATTTGAATATACATTTTTGATAATATATGTATAAGAGTAAGAGTGTATTGTTTCAAAGAACTCCCAAGATTTAGCAAATGCTTCAACCTCTGGGTTTGAACAATCTTCTAGTAAGTGAGGAATACCTCTACTTTGAATTGAGTCAAGTAATATTTGGTATCCTAAGTTCTTGGTAAAGATAAATTTCTCATGATCTGTTAATGAATCAAAATCGGCTTTTTCTTTTCCTGCTAATGATACTTCCTCTGGTCTCCAGAAAAATCCTAATTGTTGTTTGAATAAATTAAATATTGTTTCGTATTTGAATTTATCATAACGTTGTAATGCCATACCCTCTGAACCAAAGAACATTGGTATCTTTGAGTAATCTATGTTATTGTCTAAGTTTAATATGTTTTTCATAAAATGTTTTATATAAAAAAAAGACAAAGTTTTAATTTGTCTTTTTAAATTTTTTTGTGGTAATTATATATCTATTTACACTAATTTTCTATCTCTTCTGTTTCTCCTTCAATTGCTTCTTTGGCTTCGCATTTTAAATAGCTCTTATTCAAAAATCGTTGGATTGGAATACCAAAAATATATTTCCTTGAATCATAAGCATTGTTAATATAAATTAACCCTTTATTAGTTTTATATGTGTACATTGAATTATATCCAATTATTAATTGAAAAATTGGTTCTTTATATAGACCATCCTTAGTTTTTCTGTGATAAAAAAAATGAAACTTTGGAAATTTAAGGTAAATCTCATCAAAATTTAACGTAAAGTGTATATTGTCTTTTGTATAGACAGAACCAATTTCCTTATTAAATATTTTTATGTGCATATCTATTTATTTATATTTTTAACCAAAACAACTTCACCATTTTTGACCGAATGTGAGTAAATTGACCACCTACCAATAGGTAAAGGTATTTTTAATGTGTCCCAATTATTGCTATCATTCGTATCAGATACGAAGAAATTATCTGTTGTTACAGATGTATTCATAAAATTTAATGGTATTTTAATTGTTATTTTTTCTCTAACATCAACATATTCTTCATCATCAGTTAGTTGTTTCTCCATTATCTAAGCTTTTTTGTTTTTCTTCAATTGTGCTAAGTTTTTGCATAACCGAATTAATGTTTTCCTCTAAGTAATCCATATATGCCTTACTTTTATCCATTTCCTCTGCCAAGTATTCTATGGATTCTACTAAATTATTTTTATTTAAATCTTCTAATTGCTTAATGATTAAAGTTTCTTCATATCTTAGTTTAGCCGCCTTTTCATATTCGGAAGATATGAAAGCTATATTTTTTTGTCTGCGAATCTCATCTAATGTTTCGTTTAGTTTTGCTATTTGTAATTCTTTCATTGGTTGGTTTCTATATTTTTTATTAATTCTAATAAGTCTAAATATGTATTGTTTTTAATATAAATATTAAATAACATTTCATTTATCATTTGGTATCTAACATCATACATATACATAGAATTTATTTGTGAGAAATTATCATATAAGTTATTGGTATATTCATCTCTGTTATTTGGCTGACAATTCTTTATCTCACCAATTATGATTTTTAGTGTTAATTCTTTATCATTCATGTGATTATATAGGATTATATATTTTCTATAATCCATCTATAGTTAATGGTTTTACTCAAAATATTTTTTTCTATTTGTTTTTTTGTCTCGTCATTGGTTTTATAATATGCCATCTTTTGTTCATGTGTTAATCCATCCAGAACTTGATATTTTATTGATATAAAATGTGTATTTATTTTATTGATATTTACTACAGTTATATCATCATTTTTGATATTCTTTGCCAGCAACAGTCTTAAATTATTAAAATCCTTTAAACCCTCATTACTATTATTCAAACCATAATATGTATTTAATGATAGTGTTGGATAATCCATAGATATCCAAAAATTATATTCTTTTTTTATTGAATTTAATTCTAAATATCTATTAATAAAATAAAATGAGAATCCCGAAACTATGTATAAGAAAGCTTCTCTAATATCAGAAATATTATACTCTAATACTTCATTAATAGATAGTAGTTTTGTTACAAATATTAACACAGAGAATATTATATAAACAAAGAATAATTTATTTTTTATTAAGCATTTAAATGTTTTTTTCATTTTATAGGTTTGTTTTTACAAAGTTATTTATTTTACTTATATTTTCCTCATTGGTATCACTAGACCAAACTTCTAAATATTTAAATCCATTCTGAATAGCTAGTTCTTTTTTATCTAAATCCATTTTATATTTTGTATCAGCATCCAAATGTTCATTAAATAAACATCTCCAATTATTCCACTCATCAACAGAAAGTTTTTCTTTATTTGGATGAAACTTCTCCCCATTATATTCAATAATCAATTTAATATCATTATACAAAATAGTTAAATCATAGAAGTAATACTTTTTATTTTCCTTGTCATATAAGAAATATTCATTTCTGTTGTTTTCTTTATCACCATAATAAATACATATCCCTTCAATTTTACTTAACTCATCTATTATTGGTTTAAATAATTTAATAGATTCCTTAGATATATTCATTCCGGTATTATAACAATGCTTATACCAATAGTCTCTACAAAGATCAATCGACTCATTTAATGAATATCCTTTATTAATATAATATTCCTTACAAAACATGGACGATTTTTTCTTCATCTCACTAATAAAATTATTAGCTTGTTCTTCTGAAAATCCTCTATGTATATAATATTCAACTCTCCATGGTGTATTTCTCCTACTATATTCAGTTATATAGTTATCATCTTTATCTAACATATGTTTTATAATATGACTAGATTGATACTCTTTCAATGATATTTTTGCCTCTTCCTCTGTTTGTCCTTGATTTATCCAATACTTTAAAGATCTTTTACTTGTTTTTTTCTGGTTATCAGAATGTTCATAGTATTTTTGTTCACCAATCTCTTTTCCATATCTAAGTATAAATTTTTCCTTTGTGAGTCCATATTTATTTCTATATTCTAAATTAATCGATCCATATCTTAATATCTGATACTCATTAGATAATCTATCCATTTTATTATTAGATACATAATTAATAAATTTATCTAATCGTTCTACGTCAAAGCTTTCATTTATATTATTAGAATTAACATACAATATAAAAGTTGATTTAGAATTCATATAATTTCTGAATATGTTTAAAAATTTAACCTTATTATTGATACTATAATTTATTTTATAAATCTCTTCTATTTTATTATTAGTATCAATAATAGTGTCTATTATATTATTTCTTATATATGATGATAAGTGATTACTATGTTTTATTTCTTTATTGTTAATTATAACCATTTGTATTTATTATTTTCTATATATATATTAAATAACAAACATCAATAAGTTCCACATTCACAACTTAGATGGAACATGCGCCTCCGACGCAATCCTCTGTATCTTCGACCATTTCAACAACTTCATCTTTCTTTTGTGTTTCATTGAAGTCAAATTTATCAGTTTTGTTATCATAAGTATTAGCGTAATATAAATTCTTAATACCCATTTTGTAAGCGTATAATAAGTCAGTTGCGATTTCTGCTAATGAAATATTTCCATCTTTATACTTAGTAACGTCATAATAATGATTCCCTGATATTGATTGGTCAATCCATTTCTGAATTACTGCCTGAATATTAGTTATACCTTTATTCGATGTCATATTAAATGCTAATTGATATTTGTTTTTCAATTTATTCATCTCAGGAGCTACTTGTCTGATTACACCTTGTTTAGATTTCTTAGACACAACTAAAGAACGAATTGGCTCAATACCATTAGTTGAATTAGATACTAAAGAACTTGACTCACAAGGCATAATAGCTGTTAGTGTCGAGTTTCTCATACCAAATTCTAATACATCTTTTCTTAATTGTTCCCAATCTAATGTATATTCTCTTTTAACAATTGTATCTACATTTTTGTTATATGTATCAATTGGTAAGATACCTTGAGCATACTTTGTTCTTTTGAAATACTTACAAGGACCGTATTCTTTAGCTAATTTAACAGATGCTTTAATTAAGTAGTATTGAATATGTTCCATTACTTCATCTAATAAAACTAAAGCCTTTGGATCTTCATACGTTAAATCATTTTTAGCTAAGAAGTAAGCTAAGTTAGTAATACCAACACCTAATGAACGTCTTTTTAACATCTTTTTAGCTGCTTCAACTGGATAATCTTGATTTTCGATAACGAAATCTAAAGAACGTACTGTATATTCACAAATATCTTCTAATTCAGATAATTCTTTAATTTCTCCTAAATTAATAGCGGCTAATACACAAAGTGCGATTTCGGCTGGTTTATCACCATATACCATTTCTACATCTTCTTCAAAGTAAGTATATTTACCATCAGCACTAATAGCTTCTCCATTATCTTTAGAATCAGAAATTCTTAATAATTCTTTTTGTTTTGATAATGTTTTTTCAAATGCTTTTGATTTACCCTCATTTATATATAAATCATTCCACTTAATATATTCTTTATATTCTTCAATTTTATCGGTTTTAACTTCAATTAATCTCTTAACGTTTTTACCATCATCGATATGATTAATTGGTGTGGTGTTTAAAGAAATTTCTTGACATAAGTTACTCATATAAACTGGTTCTAATAAAGATGAATGGTCATTAACATGGTCAATATTCATAATGTAGATACGACCAGTACCAATTCGTTCTTGTAATAGAGAGTTAAATAAATCTCTAGCTTTTATTTTCTTAGTAGTAATTGATCTACTTCTTTCGTATTTTTCGTATAATGCTTCAAACTCATCATTAGATTTGTAAAATGCTTCATATAAATCCGGAACATCATTCGGAGAGAATAAAGTAATATCACCATCTTGAACAAAACGTTTATAGAAGATTCTATTTAATTGAATAGAATAGTCCATTTTACGAACACGATTGTCATCAGTACCTTTGTTATTTTTTAGAACTAAAATATCTAAAATTTCTCTATGCCACCACTGAAAATGTGTTGTAGATGATCCACCACGAATACCATTTTGTGTACAGCTTTTAGTTGTTGATTCAAACATTTTTAAGAATGGAACAACACCTGTATGCATTACCTCCCCGTTTCTAATTTTATCACCAACAGCTCTAATTCTAGAGAAATTTAATCCAATACCAGCTCTTCTTGCTGTATAATATCCAACCGCTGAGTTAGAATTAAATATAGAAGTTAATGAGTCACCAATATCAATTAATGTACAAGATGAATATTGACGTATTGGAGTTCTAACACCAGATAAAATTGGTGTTGGTAAAGATATTTTAAACAATGATATGTTATCGTAATAGTCTTTAACCATTTTCATTCTTTTATCATTAGACTCATTCATAAATAATGTCATTGATATTAACATATACATATATTGTGGAGTTTCATAAATATCATTATTTGATCTATCCTTTAATAAGTATTTATCAATAACTTGTTGAAGTCCTGCATATGTGTATCTATTATCGCGAGTGTGTTTAATATATTTATTTAATACGTTAATTTCATCATCTGAATATTTTTCTAATATTAAACTGTCATAGACATCCTTTTCAACATTTTTTAAGATTACATCTTTTAGATGTGGTAAGTTATCAGATACACCAAATACATTCTTTCTTAAAAAATAGTTTAGTAGGTTTGATGCAACATATTGATAGTTTGTATTTTTCTCAGATATTAAATCTGCTGCAGATTGTATTAGAATTTTATGAATTTCTGTACTCTTGATACCATCAAATAATTGTAATCCAGCATTAACAGCTATATCAGATGCTGAAACATGCTTTATATTTTCTGTTGACCACAATAGTACATTGTTTATTTTATCGAAGTTCAATGGTTCTTTCTGACCATTTCTTTTTATAACATTTATAGTTGATGACATATATTATTTTATTTTTTTATCCATTTTTTTAGTTCATTTATTATTTCATCATCTGATAGAGATGGGTATTTTTCTTTTATTGTATGATAAAGTGATTCTTCTCTTTTATTTAACTCTTCCATTTTTTTATTTAATGGTTCAATTATCTTAGAATATTTAGTTATTTGTTTCTCAATACTAGAAAACTCATTTATTATTTCGTTTTCAATTTTATCTTTGTCTTCCTCCTTTGTCTTTAAAAGAGTAGTTTTTATTTTCTCTAAATTGCGGATTTTTTCTTCTAAACTTTTTTTAAGAGTAAGAGTTAAATCCTCACAATTTGATAATTCTTTATGTGTTTCAATGACTTCTTCTCTTATTTTAATAGCAGAGTCAATATAAATTTTATCTATCACGATTTTGGATTTGTTTTTTTATTATTAGTTCTTTTCTTAATAGGTTTAGTTGTTTCTTTATCAGAATTATCAATTGTAGGCTTACCATAAGCATATTCTTTTATTCTCTCTACAATAATACCCTTCATCAGTAATGGATTATTAGCATATTTTCTAACAAATTCATCAGCTAAAAAATTTATAATAGAAACCTCATATGATTCTTCCCACATTTGAATAAATTCTCTCTTAGGTAACATCTCACTTATTGTTATGTCAATTTCTATAGGCACAGATTTCTTTAAAGATCTAAACATAGCATGTGCTGGATCTTCTTTAAATTCTGGCTTCTGAGTAATATTACTAGTTATACTATCTGTCAATCTATCATTCTCATCATACATTTTAACAGAAGAGTCTCTTACATCATCAGAATTAGATTCATCATCAAGCCATTTTGAAAACTGTTGATTTTGTTTATTCAGCTTTTCATTCATTTTTCTTTGATCCTCAACCATTCTGGTTCTAAGATCTTGTATATTATTATCTGCATTATCAATTAGAATATCATTATTAGTCGATCTGTGTCTTTCAACAACATTATCTAATACTTTAACAGAAGCACCAGCACTATTGTCTGACATCATATTTGTATTTGTATTTCTAAGAGCACTATTTAACTGACTAGCTATACTATTATATAGACTATCATTTGATCTATTCATTATAGCAAAGGCATCATCATTATTATTATAATTAATATTTGATGATTCATTAATTTCCTGAAAAGAATTATTATCAAGCATCTTATTTATTGATACTCTTTCACCATCCTCCAAGATAACATAATTACCATCAATTTTAGATACCCTAACAATATCTCCTTTACTATTCATAAATGTTTTACCTTTCATATTATTAAATTCTTTTTAGAAAAGAAAAGGAAGACATTTGCCTTCCTTTTACAATTCATTATATATTTTTTTGATTAGAATCCATCAAAATCAAAATCGTCAGTTGTTGATGATTTAGGAGATGATTTTGGAATTACATCATCAGAGTCAAAAGAAAAATCTTCTACTTCATCTCTCTTAGCAGCTGCTACAGTTCCAGATGTTTTACCAGTTAAGAAATTAATAATTTGAGTAACTTTTGATTCTTGTTCTTCTGTAAGAACTTTTGGTTCAAAGTTTTCTAATTCAACATCTCTGTTTAATAGAGTTTCTTTAATTTTATCTCTGAATTTATCAGAAATCTTTCCATCCTCTAATGGAACATTTTTCATACCATCTTTAGTTTGGATTTTAATTGTACTTCTTTCACCTTTGAAAGAACAGTTTTTGTAATCAGGATAAACCTCATCACCAGTATCAACTTCTTTTACTAATAATACGAAGTCTTTACCATCATCTAAACGGAATACGTTACAAGACTCACCACTAATCTCTCCTGTTTTTTCAGATGTGATTTTATCTTTAATTGTTTTACCGTATTGGAAAATCATTACTTTACCAACTAATTCAGGCTGTTGTTCATCTTCTAAAATTAAAACATAAGAAAAATATTTCTTAGAGTATTTTAACATTTTTGCTTTCTCTACTAAAGAAGCATTTTTAGAGTTGATTAATGAATAGTATGTATCAGATAAAGGACATTTCTTACCAGGTTGTAATTTTTGAATTGCTGGATTTTTAGCTGAATCATAATAACCACATAATTCTGGAATATTTTTAATATCCACATAATGTGCTACTTTTTCTATCGCACTCTCACCTAAGGTGCCATCTTTTTTGAAGTTAGGAAGGAATCTTAAAGTTGCCTTGTAACCTCTTTTTTTGTCTTTAACCTTTTTAAGGTCTACACGGTAAATACCGTCTTTTGAAACTTCTTTCTTTTCGTCTAAGAAAGACATTGTGGAATCTAAATTGCCAAATAAATCGTCGTTTTGTGCCATTTTATTACATTATTTTTTTACATTTCTTCGTTTCTCAACGAATTAGATGTTATACATATTATAAAATAAAAGTTTACAAAAAAATAAAAAATATTTAATAGAAATATCAGTGAAATCAAGGCAAAGGATTCTTATCCGCATTAATTTTTATAACACATCACAAAAAAATATTCACACCGGTGTGAATATTTTAATATATAGATTAAAATATAATTTAAAATATATGTGGAATAAAGAATTATTAGAAATGTGCTCAAGATATCCAAAGCACTTTAAACAAACACCATTTTATAGAGATTGGTTGCCAACAGATGATGGGTGTTTAAGAAGAGAGAATATTAAATATATTATGGATGATTATGAATTTGAGTATTATAATAATAGAAACAATCTTGAAACAGTATCATCATTACTTAGAATATCACTCAGGGATTATCAATACAAAGCAATAGATGATTTAAAAACAAAAAAATACAACCTATTATTTACATCTAGACAAGTTGGAACAACAACAATAATTGCATTTAGTATTTTAATGAAAATATTAAATACAGAGATAAATGAAAATTCTGATAATTATAATATAGCAATTTGTACAAGAAGTATATCATCATCAACAGAATTGATAGATAAGATAAAAAAATATTATACAGAGATACCGATTTATATGAAACCAGGTGTTACTATGTGGAACCAAACATCTATAGGTTTTGATAATGGAATTAATATAACTACTTATGTCTTAAATGGATCTAATATAAATGGATTAAGTTTTAATAGCTATAATTTACCAAATGATTTCATTGCATATGATATTGGACATATCTTAAATTTTGAGAAATTTTATTCAAATATATCATCAGTTTTTGCATCTTTTGGAACAAACATTATATTAGTATCTGGATTTAATACAAATAAATTCATAAGAGATATTATAAATGATGGTAATAGTACTTTTAATAAAATAATTCTTAACTATGATGTTGTACCTGGTCGAGATGAAAAATGGATTAGCGATACAATGTCTATGTTCGGATCTCGAAAAGAATTTGAATCAGAGTTTATTTATAAACCAATACAAAAAGAAAAGGTTGATCGAATAATAACAAAAATATCTGATATAGAAACCTATGTATATAAAGAAAATATTGTTATAACCGATAAAATAGTAATAAAAAAATCTGAACTATTGGATTTGGTCGAATTAATAAAAAAGCTAGACTAAATGAATTTCTTCATTAACTTAACAATTGAACTACCAACATTGAAAGAAAGGGATTTTAGAGTATCGAATTCTTCTTCTAAAATATCATCATATATTTTATAAGTAAATTTATACTTTTCTTTCTCTTCTTTCTTTATAGAAAGTTTTATAGTATAAATATTATTAATATTAATATCAAAGTCAAACGAAATTAAAGAACATGGAATTATTTTATACTTTGGGTTATATTTAACCTCATACACAGATAGATTCTCAATCTTATTATCTGATAAGTAATCATTTAATTGTGATATTGGAGATGATAGAAATTCAGATATATTTTTTATATCAATACCAAAATCATTTGAGTGAATTACATTCTCCATTTTTTCTTTTAAATCTGTAGAATCACTAAAGTTAATTAGATGATATATACAATTTAAATCATATAAATATGTGAACGAATTATTAATTAGTTCTGTTTTATCTAAATTGGTTTTAAATATAAATTTAGTATGTACAATAATAGTATCCTCTACATCCAATCCATGTAAAGAAATTACTAATTTATAGTAATCCTCATCATCAGATAACTCATATACAGAATCAACTGTGGTAACTAATGATTCATTAAATACTTCTTTTATTATTGTGTCTAGTTCCTTAATTAACATATCCTTTAATATTTTTAAATTCTTTTTCATAAAATGGTATATTATAAAAATCAAATAAACTATTTAGTGAAATTAAATCAATCTGATTTATATCCTTTATTACCTCAAATTCATCCAATCTCTCTCTAATTTCATTCTCATATAAGTCAGTAAAAATATATTCTAGTTTATGTATAAATAACTCAAGTGGATTATCATCATATGATAATGTATTATTTTCCACCGTATATATTGAACTCAACTCATTCAAATTGGTTATTTTGTTTTTATTCAAGGATAGCAACATACATCTTTCTGGATAATAATCTAAATGAGTTAATAAATTATTATCAAAAATAACCTCCCAACCAACTATTTTTGGACATCCAATTAATGTTGTTAATTTATTATGAGAACAATCAAATAATCCCTCAATCTGACCAAATTTTAATGGTATCTTTGTCATTTTACGACCAACCAAATCAACATCATCAGCAACATCAACCGATAAGTCATCGTTTATATTATAGTTTCTTATATTGTATTTTTTGCAAACATCATCTATTAGTTTTTTACGAACAGATAGTAACGATTCATTATAACTTTGAATATATTTCATAATTAAGCATTTACTGTTATTACATATGAGTAAGATGTTGGCAAATACACCCATAATGTATTTTGGTCAATAACTTTAACATCCATTGATGCTGTCATCATTGTTGGTGTTATCGAAGCAGATGATGAATACACACCTAATGAGTAAGTATTATTATGTGTTCTATAAGCGGTAACAGATACAAATTTCTCATCAAAGTTATGACTAACCGTAAAGAATTGACC